ATTTTGACGCTTTACAATACCAATGGAATAAAAATAATTGTCGAATGTTAACACAAGTCTCTGAAGGAAAGCCAATAACTTCCGGTGGAGATAATAAAGACCAGGTTCAATTGGAGAAATTAGTTGATTCTTTAGACACAAGAATGCAAAAAGCATTAGGGCCATTTGAAATATTTTCTAAAAAGGATATGTCGGAAGATGGTTTGAAAAATTTTATAACTATGACTAACCCATGTAACTGGAAAAAAGTCACCTTTAAAGCACTTAAATGTTTGATGAGTGGAATGACAGTAGAAGAGGGGTTTAGAGCAGTTTTTAAATCACTTTTGGCAGATATGGCCTCAGAAGGTTTAGAGGTGCTTTTATCTGGATTACCTGCGGACAAGCAACAGAAAATTCGAGATAAAGTGAAATCAGAATTTAAAGATTTACCTGCCCCATGGGAAGTCGGTTATGAGCCGGGTGATGTCGAAGCTGCTTATGATAGACAAGCACAAGAAAATGTAGACCAAATATCATCTGAATATTCATCTGCTATGGATTCTAAAGAAGCAATCGAAGAAGAACTGGCCAGACTTAATGATGAGAAGCGTCGCTTGGGTGTCGATACATTTGTTGAAGAAGATTGGAAGGAATATAAAAAGAATTTTGATGAATTGTTAGAAGAGACGATTGCTATTTTAGAAGTAACCTCTTCTCAATTACAACAATCCCAGACTAATCTAATGCTTGCAAGGCAAGTCCTTGAAACTCTACAACAACAACTTGAAGCCGCCGACAACACTTTGGCATACCAACAACAAATTGTTAATAATGGAGGTACTCAGGGGCCCGCTTTTTTTGCAGCTAAAAATAATAGAGACACTTTGGCGGGACAATTATTGAACCAAATTAATATGGTTGCGGCTGCTGAAGATAGTCTTCGCATTGCTTCGCAAAATTATAGTGCTGCTGAAGCTGAACATAACGATGTGGTTTCTTCTGAACTATCAGAAGAACAATATAAAGCCGATGTACAATTTAGACTTGTTCAAATTGATGAGAAAATCAATACTTTAATGGAACGTTATGAAAAATTGGATGAAAAAACCACAGAAATACGGGAAGATGATAAAGACAAAATAGGATTTGCAGACAAAACAGTAGAAGAACAAGAAGAAATAATCAAACAAGAAAAAGAAAAACTTAGCTGGGTAAATCTTAAAGGTAAAGATACAATCCAACAAGGGACTTATGGCCGTGCCGTAGGGAGTGTGCAGAAAGAATTACACGCTGCTTATGCAGAAGCAATATTAGAAAATGCCAGTGTTGCGGAAATTTCGGATGGTTTGACTAGACTACCTGGGGCTAAAATTTTTGGTGAACTGTTTGCTTCGGTTAACTGCCCATCACATTCGTTTTTTGAAATACCAGTTGATGAATTTTTAGGAACTTTTACCATAGCATCATGCACCGGAGGAAAGAATAGACCTTTTTCATTACCCATGTTAAAAGAATTGCCTGATGTGTATGATTTTTGGAATATGTTTACTGAGACATTAACACAAACTCTTATTTCTTCTTTATCTAGATTAGCATCTGCAATAATACTTAAAACACTACAAATTTTAGAAAGTGCCATATGTAAATCATTTGCCGCCCTAGGTGAAGGTATATCCGATGCTGGCACCGCCGCTCTTAATGATGGTAAATTTCCTCGCTCCATGTTGGAAATTATGGATGATATTATATGCGGAGATCAGAATTCAAAAGACGAAAAATTAAAAAAATATGATGACATGTTCGCCCTCGCTGGTGCAGCTATGGATTCTGTTGGGTATAAATCAAAAGCACCTGATGTTTTACAAACCATGTCGTCTTTGGGCTCTGAAAAAGATTATTTAAAAGCTATGTTAGGCGAAGGAGAAGAATCATTTTTAAAGAATGTATCAACAACTTTATCAACTGTACATCCCGAATATTCTGATACTTTAGGTTCACAAAGCAATTTAGATAAATTTTTACAAATTTGTGGAAACCTTATGTCTAAAGACCAAAGGGATAAAGCACAAGAATTAATAGCAGATCCTGACATACAGCCATTCCCGCTCGACCCCAGTATTTGCTTGACAAACGAACAAGCAAAACAATATTTTGACGACCTTGCCGATATTTACGAAAACCAAATTGGAGACCCAGATATAGCAAAAGATTTTGTCGCCAAACAAAAACAAGCTCTTCGGTCTGATACATCTTTCATATCCACAATAATTGCAAAAAGTCCGATGGGTGTGCTGCAAGATGAAGCTGATAAATTATTTGCCGCACCAGATCCAGATTGCGAAATTGATCGCTCCCTTATGAAACAGGTTGCTAAAAATGAACAAATAAAAGAAGCTAAACAAAGTATGACCATGGGTTTCTTTTCGGCATTAGAAAATGCTTTTCTTGATGATACAATTGAAGAAAACCCATTTGAATTTACTGATTCTGTCGGTGTTTTATTATTAGTAACAGCGGATGTTGTAGGTTATAACTATGCTTTTCATCATAGAATAAGAAACAATATGTTTTTTCAAATGTTAAATGTGTTGAAAATTTGGGATGCCGAGGCTCCATTTCCTGATACGGTGGGCTTACACATCAGAGAAGAGTTAATGTCACAGGCCATAGAATATGATAACAAATCTTCTCTTGCATTAACTTATTATAATGGTTTAGAAAAAGAAGCCAGATGGCATTCAACTTTGACCATAAATGAGACCTACCCAGTAGGTGGATATCACAATAACAATTTCAATTATTCTTTTAATGAAAAATCAGGAATATTTGCAGAGGTAGAGAATAATAATTTTATTGTAGAAAATAACCAAACAACTGAACAGTTAGAATTTGTTAAACAATTCTCACCTTCACAAGGCGATATGGTTTATAGCGAAAATGATAATACAGGAATAAACTCGTATAAAAACTATGTTTTAAAAAATTACATACAAAAAATAATACAAAATAATATTGCCAACATTGAATTACCAATCCAACAAACTCATAATATAGTAGCGGCAATAAATAAATTTTTGTTTACCGACTTTAAAGATTCGCTCTTGAGCGATGAAAATAACGAACCATCAAATGGTTTTATTCATGGTGCAGGTGACAATAATGATCAAACTATAACAGTCGATGATTTAACTTATGTTGATCCCGAACCGGGAGCTACTGAATATACTTATGATGAAGATGCTGGTGTTTTAGGGAGAAGTTTGACAAACAATCCAAGAGTTAAATTCCTAGATCCAACAAAACACGGCGGTTGGTATAATTGGCCGTATGTTTCTATTATGAAACAAGAGAAAAGCGGATATCTGGCTTTTTGTGACATGATAGTGCCGGGAATGTCCGGCTGTGATACAGATGCATCAAATTTTCTAGAACTTAAACAAATAGAAGACAATATGTCTAATAATGAATCTAAGATCACACCTCATGAAAAAATAAACGAATCACCCGAATGTGTTGAGGAAATACCGTTTGATAAAGTTGCTAGTAGTGCATCTCTTGCCGCCTTGGAAGCGGTCGTTGATGCTACAATAAGAGTTTATTTAACACATTTTTTAATCAACACATTTGCAATTCATGGTAATCTTGCTTTCAATCAAAAGAATTATGATGAACTGCTCTTTGAGTATATCGCCAATAAAATGCAAACTGGCTTGACACAGGAATATAGCTTTTTCGCTTCGACTTATGAAGGGTATACTTATTGGTTGCTGTTTTTAGAACAGTGTGCTCAAGTGTTTAATAGGAAGGTAAAACTTGGTGAATTTGAACCGACACAAGAAGAATCTGCTGCATTACAAATGATAAACAATGCACAAATAGCTTATACTTATCCAAAACGAGCTAATGCAAGTTTTGATAATGCCTTTGTGGTTCCAAATAATAATAAACGTCCGCAAAACATAAAAGAACTTATTTCTGCCGCCAAAAATGATTTTGATGCCGTTTATGCATACCCCGCTGTTGGTGGTTTTTTAGTAGCAGAAAACACAAAAGAGTGGACAACTAAAATTCCTGATTACCAAAGATTACTTGATGAAGATGAAAAATCAACAATCATGTACGGATGGGGTTTTAATTTTTGGACACAAGCTCAAATGAACTTCGCAGCAAAAGTGGCAACAATAGCTGAAAACGAAGAAGCTTGTAAAGTATTTTTGAAGAGGTTAATAAGAAGACAGACTAAATTTTATGCTGATAAATTAGCATCTCAAATGAACCCGCGACCGTTAGTTTATGACATAAATAAGTTTCTTATCGGAGGATCTCAGGCTCTTTATGGCTCTGCTCCAAGGTCTGGTATTTATGATGTTGAAGTACCTATTGATATAACACAAGGTGCGGATGCCTCAGAAACAATAAATTCTTACTATGGAAATGTAAATAATTGTGCCGGTTCAGATATGATTCACCCTTTGGAAAAAGTTAATTTGAGTTTTGATGAACAGCAGAAAATAAGATTAGATGGCGGCTTTTATTTAGAAAAGTATTTAAGAATTGTATCTAAAGGTGATGAAATAGAAGATCAACCACCTGGTATTCGCGAAGGCAACCCATTCGCTGCCGCCGCAAGAGATGAGCAATCAGCTAAAGAAAATTCTCGCCCTTCTGATGATTCATTACCTACAGGTGTTCAAAATATTGATGAATTTATAGAGTTTTTGAAAACAACAGACATACCAGAGCATACAAATGTTTCTGATTGGTTTGGAAATGCTCAAGTGTCCCCATCAAGCGAGAAAGGTTATATAGGGTCTGTTGGTATAAAATTTGGTGTAAGACTCTGTTATGTTCCAAAAGACGAGCAATTTAACCCTTCCATAAGTGATGCTGAAAGTGTTGTTATTGAGAATTCAAAAAAGGAAAAAACTTTTCTAATGCCGCTATATGGAAAAAACAAATACACCATTCCGTTGGTTTCTTATGAACAGGATATACTTGATGAAAAATTAATCTCCTTTAGGGATGCTGATGAAAATTTCAATCAAGATATAAAATGTTTTATTGATCACATGACTCAAACAAATGAATTCGATCTTATTTTTAATAAAATCTTTAATATAAAGAAAGTTGGTTCTATGTTAGGAATTTATTCTGATATAAACTTTATTCCATCTATAGGTTTAGGAAGTGGCGAAAGAAGACCCCCTGATGTGGGCTTATTGGCGGACTTGCTCGGACAAGATGAAGTTAGTTTGCCTGATTCCGATGACAGATCAGATTTTTTCAACGATTGTAGGGCGGTATGTAGAAGATTATTTGCTTCCTCTTATAAAAGAAACGATTTTACACCGAAAGATGAAGAAGAGCGAATGAGTGATTTAGATTTACTAACTCAAAAATTATTAAGAAAATCTTTTGATATGGTTCAATTAGGAACAGATGTCACTTGGCTTCAAAAACTTAGAATCAAGCAAGTACAAAGAGATAAAGACGGAAATGAATGTCAAAATCAATTCGGCGGATTACTTAGTATAAAACAACAAGATTAGGGGACCAATATATGCCAAAAGAAACACCGGGATTAGAATTTCCGCTTGACATGACTGTTAAAAATGCTGGATATACTTTATCTGATGTCCAATCTACAGTTAGATTTAATATAAAAAACATTATTCTTACAAATCCAGGCGAAAGAATTATGATCCCAGATTTTGGAGTTGGCATCAAACAGGCACTTTTTGAAAATTCTTCGATTGAACTGATGCAAGAAATACAACATAGGATAAATGAACAAATGTCTCTTTATGCACCCTATGTTGATATTTTGGAGCTAATTATAACGCCCACAGATGAACACAGCATTAATATTAAATTGAAATATGAAATCGATTTTGTAGAAATATTAGATTCTATTGAATTAGATATAACAAATATTTAAATGAATTTCTATTTATTATTATCAATTGGAGCTTCACAGAATGCCAAAATTAAAAAACATTAATATAAAGTATACTAGTAGAGATTTTGACTCTATTAAGGAAGATCTTGTAGATTATGCGAAAAGATACTATCCTGATTCTTATAAAGATTTTTCTGATGCTTCTTTTGGATCATTAATTTTAGATACCGTATCATATGTTGGGGATGTTCTTTCGTATTATCTTGATTATAGTGTTAATGAGTCATTTTTGGATACGGCAATAGAATTTGATAATGTTAGAAAACATGCTCGCGCTTTGGGATATAAGTTCGCGGGAACACCTAGTTCATATGGTATAATAACTGCTTATGTTTTGTGCCCTTCAAATGCCGAAGGCACTGCACCTGATTTAACATATTTACCCACTTTAAAAACAGGAGCGATCTTTTCAAACTCAAATGGTGTTAGTTTTATTTTAACTGAAGACATATTATTTAATAGTGCAACAAGTGATTTTGTCGCCGCTCGTTTCGATGACAATACAGGTGCTACAACATATTTTGCAGTAAGAGCTACAGGTATGATTCAATCAGGAACTATGTTTTCTGTTGATGTTGATTTAGATAGTACATTTGAAAAATTTAAAAGAGTACGTGTCGGTGATCCTTCAATTTCTGAAATACAAAGTGTATTTGATTCCGAAGGAAATCAATATTATGAAGTAGAAAATTTAGCCCAAGAAGTTGTTTTTATTGAAACAACAAACCAGTCCGCTGCTGCTGAAGGGGTAAGATCTATATTAAAACCATTTGTTGCTACAAGAAGATTTGTAGTTGAGAGAGATGACACAGGAACCTACATTCAGTTTGGTTTCGGCTCCGAAGAGGAAGACACTACGGGTCTTGTAGACCCAGCAAAAATAGCATTGAATCTACATGGTAAAAGGACAATTTCGGACAACTCGTTTGACCCAACAAAATTATTA